GGCGACATGATCACGGTGCGGCGGGGCGCGGATTGGGTGAACATCCCGATCGCGACGCTTGCGTATCGTGATGCCGGTGGACGAGTGCTTGCGGGCGCGGCCCTCGCCGGTATCGACGGGAGTGCCGCCGAGCCATCGGTGTCGTTCGCGAGCGATCCCGACACGGGCCTTTATCGTCCCGCCGCAAATATCGTCGCGCTTGCGACGGGCGGAACGGAGCGCATCCGTGTCACGGCCGGGGGCAATGTCGGCATCGGCGTCGATCCGGTCAACAAGCTGGACGTCCAGACGAGCGCCGGGCGGTTCGGCGTTGCCAGCGCCGGGTCGGCATCGGTGCGGATCAGCAGTTCGGGGACGATGCAATATGATACCGGCGCGGCGTCGTCGCACCAGTTTCTGAACAATGGCGTCGACAGCGTCGCGATCAGCAGCGCCGGCAATGTCGGGATCGGCACGACGACGCCCGAGAATTTCGGCGGCTATCGCAATCTGCACATGACCGGCCCGACCGGTTCGCAGATCACCCTGTACGGCGCATCGGACACGGTGCGGGGGTTTCTCTATACGACCGCGAGCGGCATGACCGTCGGCACCTCGACCGCGCATGGGCTGGCGCTCAGATGCAACAATGTCGAGCGGGTGGTCCTGGAGACCGGCGGCGCGCTGCGGCCGGCCGGAAACAACACGCAGTCCTTCGGATCCGCGACCAACCGATGGTCCGAATTATGGGCGTCGAAGATGGTGACGCCCTCGGGCGTCGCGCTCAGTCTTCAGGCCGGTGCGGGCGGGCAGTGGAATGTGTCTGCATCGACCGGATCCTTCTTTCCTTCGACCGACAATGCCCTGCCGCTGGGCGGGGCGGCGAACCGCGCGAGCACGCTGTATGCCGCGACCGGATCGATCAACACGTCCGACGAACGCGAAAAGACGTGGCGCGGCGTGCTGACGGCGCCGGAAATGGCGGCGGCGCGCCGGATCGCCCTGGAACTCGGCTTCTATCAGTGGAACGCGGCGATCGCCGAAAAGGGCGCCGCGGGGGCGCGGCTGCATTTCGGCGTGCGGGCGCAGGCGGTGTGGGCGATCATGGCCGACGAGGGCCTGATCGATCCGCTGGTCCCGGAGGCCACGCCCGACAGCCCTTATGCCTTTCTTTGTTATGACCGCTGGGATGGCGGCGCGGATGGCGACGCAGATGGCGCGGCGCCCGCCGGGGACAGGTTCGGTATTCGCCCCGACCAGCTTTCGCTGTTCCTGATCGCCGCGCAGGAGGCGCGGATCGCCGCGATGGAGACGGCATGATCGGGAGCGCCCTCGCTTCGCGCGCGATTGCCGATGCGGCGCGCCGCGACCTTGCCGCGGCATGGGGCGGACCCGCGCCTGCCGCGCGGCAGACCGAAATGACCATCGCGCGCGACCGGCCCCGGCGCGTCATCGTGCGCAAGCCCTGACCGAAAGGATTTTGCGGTGACAATGATTGTCAAAGACCCCGGAACGCGGGTCGACTTCGCATTCGAATGGGGCGCCGCCTATCCCGAGGGGCAGGCGCTGGTCGCGAGCGAATGGCTGGCAACGCCCGACGAGCCTGGCGGGGTTACAATCGCCGCCCAGACGCACGAGCTGGAGCAGGCGGCGGTAACTCTGGCGGGCGGGATCGCCGGCCATGTCTATCAGGTGACGAACCGCGTCACGCTGAGCGACGGTCAGATCGACGAGCGATCGATGACGGTGCGGGTGGAGGAGCGATGACGATGCAGAGCGTGACGCCGGGCGAGAGCCCGGTCAGCCTGAACGAGGCGCGCGGCTGGCTGCGGCTGGGCCCGACGATCGACGATGCCGTGGTCGCCGGACTGGTGCGCGCGGCGACCAATATCTGCGAAGCCTTTGTCGGCCAGTGGTTGATCGAGCGCGCGGCGGAGGAAGTGCTGCCGATAAACGGTGCGCCGCTGGTGCCACGGGTGCGGCCCGTCGTGGCGGTCGATGCGGTCGCGCTGATCGGGATTGACGGGGGGGAGGCGGTGCTGGCGGCCGACGCATGGGATGCGGTGATCGGCCGCGACGGCACCGCGCAGGTGACGCTTCACCAGACGAGCGGCGCGGTGCGCGCGCGTCTGTCCTACCGCGCCGGCATCGCCGCCGAGGCGAACGGGATTCCCGAGGCGATCCGCCAAGGCATCGTGCGCATGACGCAGCATCTGCACGATGCGCGCGACGGCGCCCCGGCGACGCCGCCGGCGGCCATCGCGGCGCTGTGGCAACCCTGGCGGCGGATGACGCTGGGCGGTGCGGCATGAGCGGCGCGGAGGCAGCGGTGCGTGCGCGGACATTGGCGCTGTTGCAGGCCGACGCGGAGCTGGCGGGGCTGGTCCACGGGATATTCGACGGCGTGCCGGCGCGGGCGACCGCGCCATTCGTCGCGCTCGACGCGGTCGAGGCGCGCGACTGGGGAACCAAGGACCGCGCGGGACGCGAGGTGCGCCTGACGCTGGCGGTCCACGGCGCGGGCGCGGTCGATGGTGCGGCGCCAGCGCGGATCGAGGCGATCGCCGGGACGCTGCGCGGCGGCGCCGACGGCTGGGCGGTGGTGGGCGCGCGGGTCGAACGGACGCGAACGCGTTTCGGGCGCGACGGCGGCTGGCGGCATGAGATGGTGCTGCGATGCCGCTGCCTGGTTGGGGATGGTTAGGGTGGGGGGATAATCAAATGCGGCCGGGATGGGGAGGGAAGCTGCCGCTTGAAGCGTGCGCTGTTCTCCCCTCCCGCCAGCGGGAGGGGCAGTGAAGGTTGCGAGCTTGCTCGCTAGCCGCAGCGGGGTGGGTATATTCAACGTCGCATGCCCACCCCCGACCCCTCCCGCCTGCGGGAGGGGAGAGGTATGGCCGCAAACGGCCGAAACCGGTCGTGTCGTTTCCGATGCGATGGTCCGCCCGCTTCATCCCCCGTCCTAGTCGGCGGGCATCGTCTTGGTTTCGGTGTAGTCCTTGAACTTGTCGATGAAGGTCGAGTGGTAATCCTCGACCTGCGAATCGGCGTCCTCGGCCGCTTCGGCGGCAGTGTCGCCGTCGGCGCGATCGAGCGCGATCACCGCGTTGCGGAACGCATCGCGTTCGGTGCCGCACGCTTCCTTGAGCGCGAGTTCATATTCGGCTTCGCCCATCTTTGCCTCGAGCGACTTCTTCATATGGTCGCGCAGGCATTTGGTGAAGATCGCGCGCGAATTGTCGACGGCGGCAGCGGGCGACGGCGCCATGGCAGCGAGAAGAATGGAAAAAACAAGCATCCTGCGACTCCCCAGTTTGCGGATGATTATGTGCGAGGAGATGTAGACGATGGCTATCGAAAATGGGAGCGCCTTTCTGCTGAAGATCGGCGACGGCGAAACGCCGCCCGCCTATCGCACCGTTGCGGGTTTGCGGACGACGCAAATGTCGGTGAACGGCGAGGCGGTGAATGTGACGACCAAGGATTCGGGCGGGTGGCGCGAGCTGCTGTCGGGCGCCGGGGTGCGATCGGTGTCGGTCAGCGCGGCGGGAATCTTTACCGGCTCCGACGCCGAAATTCGGATGCGCGGCCATGCGCTGTCGGGGGCAATCGACGATTATGAGCTGAGCTTCGAAAGCGGCGAGCGGCTGCGCGGCCGGTTCCTGGTCACGCGGCTCGACTATGCGGGCGATTATAATGGTGAGCGCAATTACACGCTGAACCTCGAATCGAGCGGCGCGGTGGCGAGCCTGTGAGCGCGGCGGCGAACGCCTTGCGCGGCGAGGGAGAGTTGCGGATCGGCGGAGCGACCCATGTGCTGCGTCCGAGTTTCGGCGCGCTGGTCGCGGCCGAGGCGGAGCTTGGCCCGCTGTTCGCGCTGGTCGAGCGGGCGGCGGACGGGCGGCTGGCGCTGGGCGAGATGGCGACGCTGTTCTGGCACTGTATCGCCGAGCGGCCCGCCGCGCTGACCCGCGAGGCGGTGGGTGAGGCGGTGGTTGCCGCGGGGCTGGCGGGTGCGACGCCGGCGCTGCGCCTGCTGCTCGGGCAGATATTGCAGGGGCGATGAGGTGGCCGACGATCGGCTGGCCCCCGGCGCGCTGGCGCTGGCGGGGGTGATGGCGCGCGTCTGCGGCTGGCGCCCCGGCGAATTCTGGGCCGCGACGCCTGCCGAGGTGGCGGCAGTGCTGGCCGGCTGGCGCGGCGACGATGATGGCGGCGGCGGCATCGATGGCGCGGCGCTGGCCGCGATGATGGAGCAATATCCCGATGGGTGACGAAATCGACGAAATGGTCGTCGCGGTGCGCGCCGACACCGGCGCGTTTCGCCGCGATATTGCGGCGCTGCGCGACGATTTGACAGGACCGCTGGTCGATGCCGCCGATGCCGCCGGGCGCGGGATCGAGCGCGCACTGAACCGCGCGGTGCTGACCGGCAAGCTGGGGTTCGAGGATCTGAAGCGGATCGCGCTGTCGGTGATGGCCGACATCGCGCGCGCGGCGATCGCGAACGGGATCGGGGCCGTGACGGGCGGCGGTAGCGGCGGTGGGGGCGGGTTGCTGTCGCTCGGCAGTTCGATCGCGATGGCGCTGTTCGGCGCGCCGGGACGCGCGACGGGCGGGCCGGTGAGCGCCGGGCGCGCCTATCGCGTCGGCGAGCGCGGCCCCGAATGGTTCGTCCCGACCGCGAGCGGGCGGGTCGAGACGGGCGGTGCGGTGCGCAATATCGCGATCACCGTAAATGTTCGTGGTGGCGGGACAGAAGAACCAAAAAGGCTCGCGCAGACGGGGCGGCAATTGGCGCAGGCGGTGCGGCGCGCGGTTGCGGCGGGAGACGCCTGATGGGCTGGGCGCTGGTGGCGGCCGAGCCGCATCATCGCAAGGGCTGGGTCAAGCGCTTCGACCCGCGTTTCTGGACCATCGACTTCGCACGCCCGATGATGGCGAGCGCGGTGACGACGGCGCCCGACGCGCTGCGTATCGAGGCGGTTTTCCACAACAGGCACGATCTGGCGGGACTGATCTGGGAGGCGGCGGATCGCTGGGACCATGCGCTGCTCGGTTACGAGACGCGGCGCGATTTCCGGCATAGCCGGCTGCGCTTTCGTTGGCGGTCGGGCGGTATGAAGTCGCTCGATGCGCTGCACGGCCCGACCTTGACGATCGAGGGGCGCGATGCGGCGGGCGCGCCGCGCGCCTGGTATGTGCGGCTGTGGAATTATGCCGACGGGAGCGGCGAGGACGCGTTCGTCACGCTCGACTTCGATGCGCTGGCCGGCGGCTTTTCGCTGCCAGATGAAGCCGATCCGGTGTGGGCGGGCGACATCGACCGGATGTTCGTTTCGTTGGTGCCGCCCGCTTATGACGGCAGCGAGGGCGTGCTGGCGGAGCCGGTCGAAGGTTGGGCCGAGCTCAGCAGCATTGCGTGCGACGGGTCGGGGTCGGTGCTGGCAATCGGCGATACGATCTTGCCCGAACTGCGCCGCGGCATCGCGACCGGCTATGACGATCTCTATCATCTGACCCCGGCGCGGGTGGTGCGGCAGATCGTCCAGCTCGGCTATCGCGGCGAGGTCGTCCATTATGTCGGGATGAGCCATTTCATGCGGCTGGCGGCGGCGGGCGGCGGGTTCGAGGTCGATGTCGCGGGCGGCGTGCTCAACGCGCCGTGCGCAGCATGGCACCGCGCCTTTGCAGCCGGATGTGCCGCCGCCGGGTTGGGGCTCATCTGGTCGCTCTCCTACGAATTATTCGATGCCTATTGCCCCGCCGACTGGAAGCAGCGCGACAGCGAGGGTAACCCTGCGCTGACGGGCTGGGAACCGCCATCGACCCTGTTGTCGCCCGCCCACGCCGAGGCGATGGGGTGGTTGCAACTGGTGGCGCGCGCCTTTGTCGCGCTGGCGGTCGAGGCCGGTTTGCCGGTGCGGTTCCAGGTCGGCGAGCCCTGGTGGTGGGTCGCCGGCGCAGGGCGGCTCTGCGTCTATGACGCGGCGACGACGGCGGCATTGGGGAGCGCGAGCGTCGCGATTCCCGATGTCCGCGGCGCGCTCGATGCCGGGCAATGCGCGATGCTCGACGCCTTGGGGGTGCTGCTGGCGACATCGACTGCGGCGCTGGTGGCGGCGGCGCGCGACGCGGCGGGGACGAGCGATTTCCGGAGCCATCTGCTCATCTATCTGCCGAGCGTGCTCGATCCCGCGGCGCCCGAACTGCGCCGCGCCAATGTGCCGCTCGGCTGGGCGGCACCGGCGTTCGATGTGCTGCAGCTCGAGGATTATGACTGGGTGACGACGGGACGCGGCGCCGCAAGCGCGGGCGCGCGCGCCGCGATGGCGGTGCGGCTGGGGTATCCGGTGTCCGCGCAGCAGTATTTCGCGGGCTTCGTTCTCGATGCCGACGACCGCGCCCAGTGGGCGGCGATCGCGGCGGCCGCCGACGCGGCAGAGGCGGCGGGTGTCGCGCGCGCCTTTATCTGGGCGTTGCCGCAGGTCGCGCGCGACGGCTTCACTTGTTTTGACGGGGAGGATGCGGTGCAGGCTTTCGATGCGGTGGATTTTCCGCTGGCGATCGGGCGCGAGGCGATGGTGGCGACCGAATTTTCGACGCAGATCGTCAGCTCGCCTTCGGGCCACGAACAGCGCGCGAGCGAATGGGCGGAAGCCCGGATGCGCTATGACGCGGGGCCGGGCATACGCTCCGAAGCCGATGTGCGGACGCTGGCCGAATTCTTTCGGGCGCGGCGCGGGGCGGCGCGCGCCTTTCGCTTTCGTGATCCGTTCGATCATGCTTCGGCGGGCGATGGCGGCGCACCCGGACCGGGTGACCAGTTGCTGGGAGAGGGCGACGGCGAAACGCGGCTGTTCGCGCTCGTCAAACATTATGGCGTGGGCGATGCCGAACAGGAACGGGCGATCCGCCTGCCCGTCGCAGGAAGCGTGCGCGTCGCGGTGGGCGGCGTCGAGACGGCGGCTTTTGTCGTAACGGGCGAGGGCGCGGTGCTGCTGGATGATGCCCCCGCGGTTGGGGCCGCTGTTACGGCGGGCTTTCTGTTCGACGTGCC